ACATAACGCGGCGACCGGGGGCACCCCCCTGCTGGGGTCCACGGATTGCTAGAGCGCCCGCTGTCGCTGATGAGGGGAGAAATTTCGACCCCGTACCGTAGGGGAGGAAGGGCAAAAATCCGAATTCAAGAGAGTAGGCCCCCGAGGAGCCCCGGAAGGGCGGTGGGGACGGCAGGGATGTCGGCCCCGAGGGGGCCTCTGAGTCCGGTCAGGACGACCTCTGGGAGCGGCAGGGAGCGAATGTCAACTTATTCTCAACAGGGGATATTGGAGGGATTATTACGACAGTATTACGACACATGACTTTATTTTTACGAGTTTTACGAAGTGCCCTTGTGGAAAGGGCACAAAATGTTAATATACTAGTATAAGCCGAGGAAACGAGGGGTGAGCGACGGTAGGAGCGAGGGGGCGAGTTTCCGAGGCAGTAGCGCGGTCGCCTTGGTGGCGCCGCGCAACCGGACGGTACAACCACAGGGCAGGACCGGACGGTACCAACCTAGCCCCCTATAATCCCCCACGTCTGTTTTCTTCTTTTGCTCTTCGGAGACATCCCCAGAGCACCGCCCCAGAGGTGCGACCACGGTGGCGACAGCTACGAACATCCGAATTCTGGACAACCATCGGATGCAGTTCCAAGGGTTGTTCTCGAACGTCCTGTTGGTGACGTTCACCATCCCCGAGACCACGGTCTCAGGGAATGCTACAGAAGAAAGCTCCATAGCCGTAGCTGGGGTCGACCACGAGACGGATTACGTCCTCGCGTGGACCCACACACACGATACAGAGCATGCCCACGAGGTCATGGAGGACATCCACACGTGGGATGGGGCAGTCCACCTGATCGCGCATAACCGGTCCGGGTCTCCCGTGACCATACCTGCCACCACCTACCGCGTCATCGTAGCACGCTTGGTTATCTGACATGCCCAGTTCTGAGACACAATTCAAGGAAGGGGTTTCCGGTAACCCGGTAGGGAGACCGAAGGGCTCCAAGAACAAGATTACCCTCCTGCGTCAGATGCTCGAGCTACAGCTGCGAGAAGCTGCTCAAGATCGGATGCCGGAGGTATTGAATAAGGCTTTCGAGCTCGCGCTCGAGGGCGATAGAACCATGCTGAAGCTCCTCATCGAGCTCCACATGTCGAAGGGTCCGCCGGACATTGAGAAGGCGGCCGAGAAGGTCGAGATCAATATCACGACCCAAGGCAATGCGGCCCCGGAGAAGGTTGCTCCGGCACCCGTCGAATCCATCCTCACCCCAATTGAGATAGAAGGTACCTCCAATGGCTGAAACCCCCATCAAGCAGACCGGTCCCGGCACTTCCCCTCCGAAGGCCCCGGCCGATGCTCGGGCTCCCTCGTTCAACACGCCGACCACGAAGACTTCCCCGAACTCGGAGAAGCGCGGTAAGGACTGCTAACGTGCCCAAGGTCACCTACGCCCGGAACACGACTCTCAAGGAGGACGTGAAGGAGATCATCGATAGTCTCGTCAAGAGCTCCACCGCGCCTGTCATCAAGGGCAAGGTTCGGGATCAGGCCCTTGATCGGTCCGTCGCGGAGATGTCTGCCGGCGGGGACTACGAGACGTCCACGAAGAAGCGGGACAACGAAGTAAGGTAACAGAGTGAAGGTTTCCCTCCACGAGAAGCAGGCCGAGATTTTCTACGATCAGACCCGCTTCAAGGTGGTGGCTGCTGGACGACGGTTCGGAAAGAGCTACCTAGCGGCAGTCACCCTCTTCGTAGAGGCATCCAAGCTCACCAAGACTCGCTCTGACGGCGTAGTAGTCGACCTGTCCCTTGAGGAAGTCTACTACGTCGCCCCGACGTTCGACCAAGGCAAGAAGATCCTGTGGCCGCTCCTCAAGGAGCTGGGCCATGAGCTCATTGCCAACAAGTGGGAGAACACGGGCGAACTGCTCCTGCTCAACGGCAGGCGCATCTCGATCAAGGGCTCGGACAGGCCAGATTCCCTGCGCGGAGTCGGCCTGTCTCATGTTGTGCTAGACGAATATGCGTTCATGAAGGAAGAGGTGTGGGAGCTCATCATCCTCCCGGCCCTGACCCGCGTTGAGGGTGGGGCACTCTTCATCGGAACGCCCGACGGCAAGAACCACTTCTACACCCTCTACCAGAGGGGACTCTCGGGAGACCCTGAGTGGAAGTCGTGGCACTTTGCTTCCTCCACCAACCCCTTCCTGCCCCGCCGTGAGATTGACTCGGCTAAGAACCGGATGTCCTCCGAGCGGTATAAGCAGGAGTATGAAGCTAGCTTCGAGGGGGGATCGGGAATCATTCTCACCCGTGAGATGTTCCCCATCGTGGACGATCTGCCGTACCCGGGCGACTTCTTCATCGCTTGCGACCTCGCCGGCTTCGAGGCCACCGAGGGTGGGCGCAAGGTAGCTCGGTTGGACGACCACGCGATTGCCGTGGTGCTCAACCACCAAGGCGGATGGTGCATCGCAGACATCATCCACGGCCAGTGGGATACTCGAGAGACGGCTCTCCGCATCGTCAAGGCGTACCGGGACTACCGGCCCACGCAGATCGGCATTGAGAAGGGCATGGCCCGCAATGCGGTCCTCCCCTACCTTTCCGACGAGCAGGCCCGCCTCGGGACGTACTTCGAGACGAAGGACCTGACCCACGGCAACAACAAGAAGACCGACCGCATCACGTGGGCCATCCAAGGCCGCGCCGAGAAGGGTCGGATTCAGTTGCTCCGGGGTAAGTGGAACAAGGCGTTCTTGGATCAGGCCGAGGACTTCCCCAGCCAGCAGGCGCACGACGACCTTCTGGACGCTGTTGCCTACATCGATCAGCTGGCGGAGCCGTGGTTCAATGGTCCCGAGTACATTGACGACTGGAAGCCGCTTGACGCCATAGCAGGATACTAAGTGAATAACTACGGCGAGAACGACAGACAGGGCCAGTCGGAGTCTCAGGACCCGGGCGCCCCCAACGAGGCCCTGCTCGGCTACGTCACGTCCAAGGTCCGTCGCGCCCGCGACGTCCGCGACACGAAGTATGCCATGCGATGGTCCGAGTACACCCGCCTGTGGCGGGGGTTCTGGGCGTCTGAAGATGCCAGTACTAACTCCGAGCGGTCCCGCCTGATCGCCCCGGCGCTCCAGCAGAGCATCGAGATGGCGGTGGCTGAGATCGAGGAGGCCGTGTTCTCGCGTACCGCGTGGTTCGACATCACGGACGACATCCGGGATGAGCAGAAGGACGACGCCATCGCGTACCGTGACCAGCTGCTCGAGGACTTCGACTTCGCGGCTGTTCCCGACGCCATCGCTCAGGTCTTCTTGCTCGGCGCACTGTACGGAACGGGAATCGCTAAGATCAACGTTCGCCTTGCGGACACGAAGGAGCTCAACTCCGACGGCGAGGCGGTCGACACCGATAAGGTTGTCGTCACGATTGAGCCGATCCGCCCCGACGAGTTCGTGATCGATCCTGCGGCTACGAACATCTCCGAGGCGCTTTTCTGCGCCCACGAGTTCATCAAGCCGCTGCACACGATCCAAGAGAAGCAGGAGTACGGGGTCTACGCCAAGGGTGAGCTCCACGGCTACAACGGCCGTCGCGGGGACAGCACCGGTACCGGCGTCACGAACTCCGTTGACTCTCAGGACGACGGTGTTCTCATCACCGAGTGGTACGGGATGGTCCCGGCCAAGTGGGTGCAGAACGCGGAAGAGGCAGACGGCGAGGATCTGGTCGAGGCGATTGTTACCATCGCCAACGAAGCACTGGTCCTGCGCGCAGTCGCCAGTCCGTACTTGATGGAAGATCGCCCCGTCATCGCCTACCAGCACGACACCGTGCCGGGCGAGTTCTGGGGCAGAGGCGTGGCCGAGAAGGGGTACAACCCCCAGAAGGCCCTCGACTCCGAGCTGCGTGCGCGCATCGATGCGCTGGCTCTGATGACGTCGCCCATGCTGGGCGCCGACATGGGCCGGCTGCCGCGCAACCCCGATATGCGGGTCCGCCCCGGCAAGGTGTTCTTCACCCGTGGCCGGCCGTCGGAAGTGATCGAGCCCATCGGCTTCAACGCCGCCGGCCTCGCCCTCACGTTCCAGCAGTCGGGTGATCTCGAGCGCATGGTGCAGATGGGCACCGGGTCCATGGACTCGGCTACGCCAGTCGGCATCAACAGCCGCAACGAGACTATGGGCGGCATGTCCATGCTCCAGACCGGCTTCTTGAAGCGGTCGAAGCGGACGATGCAGAACATCGAGCGCCAGTTCTTGGGACCTCTGGTCCGCAAGTCCATGTGGCGCTACATGCAGTTCGAC